ACTAATCTTACAGAAATGGTTTACGGGACTAGACCGCACCCTAAAGATGGAGAGTTAATTCCATCGCATGAGTTCGGCACATCAGTTCACGGAACTATCGAGCGTATGATAAACCATCACGTTCTGGGCATTGACGAACACCCTGGCAAGTCATGCTGGGACGCATGGGCTTCTCCCTTTCTGGATTGGATCAATGACAACAATGTCCAAGCCTTGGGCTGCGAGAAGGTAGTCAGTCACGGCGGCATCAAGATTGCCGGATCCGTTGACTTCGTGGGCATCAAGGACTCCAGAATCTTTCTCGCGGACTACAAGTGCCGTGTAAACACCAAGGGCAAGGCTAAACGATACCAGAAGGACTGCTGTCAACTAGCCATTGAAGCATACATGCTGATGCACCTACAAAGATTACCTTACCTTCCTAAGATTAGATCCGTTATCATTGACTGCGATACCGCAAAGCATATTCACTACGAGTGGACGGACGAGGAGAGCCATTGGGGTATCCGCGTAGCCAAAGCTGCGGCTAACCTTTACTGGATGCTACGAATGCAACCCGCTGTAAAACAATAATTATGAGCAAAGAAACGAATCCAAAGGATGCCTGTGGAATCAAGAAGGTTCCAATCTCAGGTATGCCAGTCAACGTGCTACTTGAGGCTGGCCTAGTTAAACTTCACGGTGACCTAAAGTATGGCAGATTTAACTGGAGGGATGCAGGGGTTCGCGGCTCCGTGTATTACGATGCCGCGTTCCGACATCTAGCCGCATGGTATGAGGGAGAGGACAACGATCCAGACTCAGGGTTGCATCACATATCTCACGCAATTACTGGACTCATAGTTCTTAGGGATTCAATCATGAGGGGCAACTGGACGGACGACAGACCACCGCCAACCCCAAACATCATCAAAGAATATAATGAAAAGGCATTAAAAATAAGAGATGTTTATACAAAAATGGGATCACGAAATGATTGAGATTAATTTAACCGACGACGAAGTCATGATGTGCCAACACGTAGGACATTTACGATCCGTCTTGTCCAGGGGCAACAAGGTCAAGGACATGAAGCGAACCGACATGGCCGGCCTAGATATAGATGCCCAAGGTGTCACCGCTGAGTACGCGGTAGCCAAACATTTCAATGTATTTTTTGACCTAGGTCTTAGCCCTCGTACTGGGTCAGCCGATGGAGTGATGAACGGTTACTCCTACGATGTCAAAAGCACTCACCACGCCCTCGGAAAGTTACTAGCAACCCTCAAGGACAACCCCGATGTAGATATGTATATCATGTGCATCACACCGGATCGTTGGACAGTAAAGATGGTTGGATGGTGCTGGAAGAAGGAACTTATAAACAAAAATAACATAAAGGATCTGGGTTACGGAAAGGGTTACGCACTTGAGCAGAGCCAACTCCGTCCCTTCAAAAAATAATATGAGTATGTCACAAGTAGAAAGTAACGTCGAAAGAATACAGACTAGGATCGATATGATCCGACAGGAATCACGGACTCTGTCCTTCAGAATCGAAAGGATGTTGGAGCAGCGTAAGAACTTAACTCAGGAGAAGAATGCCCTAAAGAATTTACTCACGGAGCTAGATGTATCTTCCACAAAATAAACTCAAGGACTGGAGGGCGGAACATCAGCCCAAGACCTGTCCGCTGATACTACGCAAGACATCGGACTGGGTGGTGGATCACTGCCATCAATCCGGTATGGTTCGGGGTGTAGTATCAAGAGTTGGCAACGCTTTGCTGGGTAAGATCGAGAACTTTGCTTACCGCAGATGCAAGATCAGTCACAGTCATTTACCTACCGTGCTACGAGGCATAGCGGACTATCTGGAGCAGGAGCAACTGGATGTATTGCACCCAGTAGGACTGACTCAGCTATGTAAAAAATTTAAAGGCTTGACATCCGAAAAACAAAAAGCCATTTTAGTTGATCTAGGGGCAAAACGAAAACAACTCATGGAATGTTCTAATGCCCCAGAACGAACCAAACTATTCCGTGAACTAACTAAACATAAACATGGATAAAAACATACGTCAAAAACTACAGGGGATACAATCCTCTTTGAAGGCTCCAAAGGGGCAGACTAATAAATTCGGTGGATACAAATACCGATCCTGTGAGGACATCCTTACTGCATTGAAGCCTCTGCTAGCCGAGTGGGGTTGCTCTCTAACTATCACCGATTCCATTATTGAAGTTTCAGGGCGTATTTACGTCAAGGCTTTGGCCACTTTACTTGATAATGATAGTGATAACGGAATACCAGTTGCGGGTTTTGCCCGTGAAGCTGAGATAAAAAAGGGTATGGACGAAGCGCAGATAACTGGTTCTGCTAGTTCCTACGCCCGCAAATACGCACTCAACGGACTCTTTGCTATCGATGATACAAAGGACGCTGATGCTACCAACGATCACGGCAAGAAGCCAATAACACCAAACAAGAAGCCAAGTCCGTTAGCTCATGCTGACACGGACTTTGATTTCTAATAACGCATAATACAATGCCAAAATACAATAACGAAAACACAGGGGTGCTATTCCCCGAAAGTAACCGTGAGTCCGATTCATCGCCTCACGCCACAGGAACACTAGAGGTCACCGCACCGGGCAAATACCGTGCGGCGGCTTGGAAGAACCAGAGCAAGTCTGGCCCTGTAATGAACCTCCGCTTGACTCGTCTCGATGAGGACAAACAGCCCGAGCAATACCGCAGAAGCGGTATCCCGAACCAACCCGCAGCGGCTCCCATCGGGGACGATCCCTTTTAAGGTTGATTGGTTGTCAAGGGGAGGGGGTAACACCTCTCCCCTTTTTATTTCTTAAAACATGAACCTACAAAAACAAATACCATGAACGAATTATTACAAGGATACATTGACGCGGGAGAACCGCTACTAAAAATGGACGGCTTTGATGATTGCATTGCAGGGGTCGTAGAAAGAATAGGACAGGATCCTATCATATGCTACGACAAGGCGAAGGTCATTAACCAGATGATTGACGATGGCATGACTCAAGAGGAGGCCGTCGAATACTTTGAATACAACCAAATAGGAGCTTGGGTAGGTGACAGGACGCCCTGCTTCCTCATATCACAAGCATGAAGCAACTAGAAAAAAGCCTTCTGGGGACAATCCTGAAGGCTGAGATAAACGATGGCTGCAATGCGCTACTGAACGAAGCAAAGGAGTCCGGCATCAACGCTGACTTCTTTACGGCTCACGACACTCAAACAATGTGGGAGGCAATGTGCAAACTGGACTCCAAGGGTGTGATCCTTGGCACGATGTCCCTGTTCACGGATCTGTCTAAGGGTCAGAAGGGACTCGATGCTAACTTAGTCTGGTCCACGCATGACGCAGGACTTAGCGAGTTGCAGTTCAAGGGACTCATAGATGACATGGTGGAGTCCTATAAGTCTCGAAACCTTCATCGTCTCTCGCTTATAATCAAGGACGGTTTACAGGAGGGTAAGGACTCCGAAGAGATTCTTACCTCTATACAGGGTCAGTGCGACTCCATATCCTCCTTGACTCCTACAAGAGATACCCTACAAACTATTGTTGATCAAACATTTAAGGATGTTATAGGTAAAGTAGATTACTCTCGATACCTGCGGACTGGCATTCAATCCATTGACGATGTCCTTTACAGAGGTGGCTACGGATCAGGTCAGCTTTGCGTCCTAGCTTCACGGCCAGGGTGCGGCAAGACTGCCTACGCCCTGAACTTCTTGAAGAACGTATGCACTAATGGCAACGGTGTGCTACTTTTCAATCTTGAGATGGGAGTGAACCAGATAATGAAGCGTATCTTCAGCATCAAATCAGGCTTACATATGCGTAGGTTTGAGGACGGGCTAGCCCCAGAGGACAAGATGCAAACACTTCGGCAGACTACCGAAACCGTGAAGGGTTGGAACTGCTGGATCCGTGACAACGTCTATCGGCTGGATCACATACTTGCAACGGCTAGAGGTATGCACCGTAAGCATAACGTAAATGGAATCATTATTGATTACTGCCAACTTATAAAACCTATGTCCAAGAACATATCCAGAGAGCAGCAGGTCGCAGAGATTAGCCGTGAGCTAAAGCTACTCGCCAAGGACTTAGATATACCCGTCCTATTGCTCGCGCAGGTGAACCGTGAATCCGAAAGGGATGACCGATCACCTATTATGTCCGATCTCCGTGAGAGCGGAGCCTTGGAGCAGGATGCTGACAGTATTATATTTTTGTGGCAGACACTATCAGAGAGGGAACAGGGGACTGACTACGTTCGCTGGACTCTAGCCAAGCAACGTGAAGGTATGGGATACACTCAAGGCCGGATACTCTTTAACAAAGGAACTCAGCAGATGGAAGATTACTCGCAGTTCATTTGATATGAAGCCTCATCAGAAGCGGTCACTTATTTACCAAAAAACCATAGAGGATTTTTTTGGTGGATTTGTCTGCAAAAGGTGTGGCTTCAAGGGCAAGGCAGCGCAGTTTGACTGCCATCACCTGCCTGGATACGAAAAAATTAGACCGATTACTCACTACAGAAGAACGGGGACTCGGAAGGAATTAATTAATGAGCTAAAGAAGTGCGAACTCCTTTGTGCAAATTGTCACAGGCTGGAGCATTACTCTTGACAGAAGACATAGGACACCTATGTTATAATTATTCTACCACACAAAGGTTCGTGTGTTAGTTGGTTCAATCATAGTAAATACAAGGTAAGCCTACGGAGTAATCCCAGGCGGAGTGCGGTTTTTTCATGGTCCGCACTTTTGTTTAGTCCTTGGGGGCTGTTCCGTTTTATTATCCGCGGGACAGCCCCTTTTACTATTTAGCTTCAGCCGCAGCTTCAGCCTGAGCTTCTTCTAACATACCTTCCTCAAGAAGCCTAGAGCCGACTGATGAAATCATGTAGGTACGGATTACCTTAGCTTGTTTCTTGCTCACTTTACCATTTTTGTGAGTTAAAAGTGCTTGCATCAGTTCTGGATCCTGCACGGCATCGATTAGAAGTTGTTTAGCCTTTCCAACAGTCAGAGAATTTAAATACTTGGTAACAGCATTAGAACCAATTTGAGCGGATTGCAATGAACCTCCAGGGGTTGCACTAGACAGTCTACCACCAATTCTTGCACCAATTACTCGACCAATCGTAGCGATTAACCATCCAGCTTTATCACTAACGATTTGGTCAGCTGCAGAGGTCTTAACTAATCTTTCAATGGCTGCCATTTGTTGTGCGGCAGATTTAATTTGTTGCACTTCCTTTGGATTAAACAATAATGCTAATGAGTCCGTTATGTTACTATCTTGTAACATATTGGATAACTTAATACCCTTAACAACAGGCTTTCCTTGAATGTCTAACGCGGACTGAGACGTGATAGAGTCAATTAAGTATTCAGACATCCCAGCACGTAAACCTTCAAGGGCGTTGCCAGTTTTATCTTTTTTGGCCATCGCTACAATTTGCTTCATTGTCCCTTGAGGATTAGGAGAGCTAAGAATGCTTGCGATTTCTCTATCAACCGGAGCATTGAGCAGAAGAGCGGTAGTAGAGACAGCAGGACGGTCAAGATTTTTACGAGCGGCATCTGTAACCTTAGTCACTCTGCGCAAAACATCTTCGGACGAACGAGCAGATTGTATTTGTAATCTAGTTCCAGGAACAAGTTCAAATATCTCATCGTACTTTCTAATAAAACTGTCTGCGGAACCAGCACGCACTCGACCCGTGCTAGGGTCAACAGCAGTTTTTAGAAACTCAGCTTTTAAAAATTCACTGATGCCCTCCATAACAGTAGCGTCATCAGCAGCGCGTTGAATAGCTTGTGCTGCGAGTTTAGCCGGAATCTTGCCTGTACCAATAGAGGCTCTGAGCGTCATCTCTTCTGGCACACGTTCAATTCCTTCTCTTGCAAAGCGCAGTATCTTACCCACTGGACCTTGCGTGAACTTAGTATTTAATGCAGCACTGTATTCTCTAGCTGCTCGTAAAGAGTTTCCAACTTCTCCACCAGCAGAAAAAGAATCCAAGTCCTGTAGAATAGATGCACGTAATTCACCAGCGACCCTAGCCTTGTTAAATTGACCAGCAGCACGGGCAACAGTAGCTTCTTCTCCTAGTTTACGATAAAGACCATATAGTTCCTGTACGGTTGTCCTACGAACTCTAGCCCTTGTCCCCTTTCTAGGCTTTCTTTTAACTTGAGGACCAATAAGAGCTTTAGCCGATGCCGGCATGTCATCTTTCTGACTGCTTGCTAGGGTATCATCTAATTGCTTGTACTTGGAGAGTGTTTTTGTTACAGGTCCACGCACCTTTTGTTGAATCGCTGACCACAGTTGGTCTTCTTGTACTCTTGCATCATCTAATGCTTTTTCTAATGACTCTCGGACTGCTATACTTGCAGAAATTTCATCGGGACTTCCTAACGCTAAAAGAGCAGCCCCCGCATCATCAGCAGCTTTTTCAATTCTTGCATCCATAGCACTCTTGAGTCGATCAACCTTTGCCTTTGCAAAAGAACGGGTATTACGAATGTTTCCTGATCGTTTGATGGTATCAGAAAGTTTTTGAATGCTTTCTGAGCGTTTAATTGAAACCCGTGTCATTTCAGATGGGGATTCTTTTAGAACTGCTTGCTCCAAAGCCATAAGTGCTGGTTCATCAGTTCTAGCCGACGGAGACAGTTCTGTTCCCTTTAACGATTCAATATCAGCAGCAGCTTTTTGTGGGTCAGAAACTAATTCTTGTACTCGTCTCGATGCCCGTGCTTTTGCGCCACTAGGCAAAAAAGGAAGTAATGCTTTATACCCTAATCGTCCTAATAAGTTAACCCTAGAGCCAGCTAATGCTACGGCAGCAGAAGGAGTCATGCCACCTAGTAACTCAAGCGTTAAAGCCGCGCCTGGACCTAACTGATTTTCCTCAGCAATACCTCTAGCAGTAGCAATACCAGGTACAGCGGCAGCCTCTATAGCAGCGGCTCTTCCCGGACGCTCAATCAAGTCTTCTATTATTGCTTTACCTACACGACCCTTGGTTCCGCCAGTGGTTGAAAGCAGTTGTGCGCCTTTTATAAAGGGCAAGCTGAAGCCCGCAATTTCACCGAAAACGGCTCCTGCTCTTTCACCAAAGGTTTTAGGCTCTCGGTCAGGGATGTCGATTCCTAAGAACTCTGCCGCAGATTCTATACTTTCTGAACCACCAAAAGGACGATCAGAGCCAAGTTTAGGATTAACTGCAACTAAAACTTCATTTGTAACATCAACAGGCGTACCTGCCAGTTGCACTAACGATTTATTAGCAAACGGAAAAAATCCACTAGGCCCCTGTTGGGCTTGAGCCTTTTGGACATCATCCTTTGAAGGTAACGCTTTTTGCTGTTGCCGTCTGGAATACTCTTGAGCCAGAATAGTAGCGTCCTCAGTATTACCAGCAGCATCGGCTCTTTGTAGAGCGATTGCTAGTTGTTCGTCGGTAAGTTCCATTATTCTTGATTTAAATATTTGTTTGCTATATCAGACAATTCCGGAGAAGGGGGCCTTACCTCGGCTGACTCTTCACCTTGTGATACACCTAGAATACGAAGAAAATTCGTTAAATCGTTTTGGAGTCGAAGCCCAGCAGCACGCTCATCGGCTGGCAAATTAGGATCATTGATGGATTTTGCGATCGCCTCAAGTCGATTACGTACTGACTTATCAACACTACGTAGCTGAGCCAATAATGTAGCTGAGTCTTTGAATGCACCTGGTGAAATATTTAACTCCTTATCAAGCATAGCCATTTCAGAAGCCAAAAATTTTGGTGCTGTTCTCATAGAACGCCGAATATCTGACTGAGCAGTTTGAAATGTCTGGAGGTTCTCTAGTAGCTCTGCATTAGCAACATCAAATCCAATCTGTCCCGTAACGCGTTGTGCTGCCGCAGTAATTGCAGGAATGATACCAGTTGTGCTTTCGGCTATCTTATAAAGATTAATGCTACTGGGGTCTGCATCAGCATCAGAGCCAAGTGCAGTTGATGTTGCCGCATCAATTACTGAAGAAGATCTCAAGGGCTTTTGTTCGCCAGTTGCAAGGTTTACAAGGAATGAGGCTCCAGTAATAGGGTTACTTATAATTTTAACGACACCATCTACAATATTGACCGAGTCAGTAAAAGATATACCAGGATTAGCAGCCATAATCCTCCTTACTTGTTGTTCTTTTGCGCTAAGACCAGCAGTCTCAGGCTGCATGGATTCAATCATATTGAAAAAATTAGGATCCCTGCCACCTTGACTAATATATGCAGAAACTGCATCTTGTGTATTTATATCACCCGTTCCTGCTTCTCTAGACGCAGCTAAAGCCATATTAGCAGCATCTCTGTCTATAATTTGTTGTTGTTGCTCAGATTGGGCGGATCGTAATTGTAAGTCCCTTAACGCACTAGCCTGTCTAGCCTGTTGTTGCTGGGTATAGGCATTAGCAAATCCATTAACCGTCAACACATCGCGCTGATTATAGTTACCGCTTTCAATCTTTGCGTACGCCTTTCCTACGTCTCCACCTGCATTTTTTAGGGCAGGTAGCAGTGTCGGCTCAGCGGCTGCTTGACCCTCAAGAGAAGCTAGTCCAGCAAGCGTAACCTGCTTGTTTGTTTGGTATTTTTCGATACCTTCACCAATCTGTCTGCCAAGGTTAGCAAGTGCTGAAGCTTGTATGTTAGCAGCATTTGTAAATCCCCTGAAGTCTAATGCCCCTAGTCTTGGGTCAACTTTTGTTCCTACTTGAAATGCCATATTATTTGATTCTTGTATTCATCCATTTGCGGATGATTGTTTTCAGTACAGGTTTGTTTGATATGAACTTAGCAAAGCGTTTGCCGTGCTTTATGTACAAGTTACGGAACCAAGAAGGTGCATCATTTAGCAACCAGGCTCGGAAGCATAACCACTTAGGATTGTCAATCCCGTAGACTTCACGGGCTACCCAGCAAGCCTGTGCGAACCCCCCAATGGCTGCTCCGATACCTTGCGCTATGCCAGCACTACGTGTAGCATCAGCCTGTGCCTGTGCGCCAAGCAAACCGAACTGATTGCTTTGACGCTGCATAGCCATATTGATTCCTACGTTTGGATCAAATAGCTGAGGTCCGGACTGTTGACCCGCCAGATCATACGCCTGTCCATATAGACCTGAACCCATTTGAGTAAATTGAGATGGACGACCGAACAAGAACTGAGATGGGTCAGCACCAACTTGACGCGCTTGCCGAAATGCACCAAGACCCGCTTGCCTAGCCTCTTGACGTAGACCACTGCGTATCTGCTCACGCCCAAGTAATTCAGCAGCAACAGAACTTTGGTCACCAATACGACCTCTTGACAAAGAACCAGCCCTAGCTGCTTGTTCAGCCATCCTACGTCTTTCTGGAGATAGCTGACCTTCGCCTTCAGCAAAAAGTGTTTCGGCTTGTTGGGCTGCTAAATCAGCTAATCGAGTTGCTTGTGGGTCAGCAGCGCGGAATGCGTCAGTTACCTGACTGCCAAGTCTCTGTAATCTTAATATTTCTCTCTCTTTAGCTTCATCTTCTATGGGTGCAGCTTCCTCAGCAGCGCGTCTTTGAAGTTCTATTAATCCAGCCTGACCGTCTCTTCCAAACAGCGCCGCCTCTTGTTCACCTAGTTCTAGTGCTGTGTACTGAGGACGAAAAGTACGCTCGGCTTCTATAAGACGATTCTGTAATATTGGGTCAGTAACGCCTTGCGCTCGACCAAAGTCAGAACCAAAAAGGTATTCGCCCATTGCTTTACCTGGATCAATCGGATCAGGTGATTGTATTGTTGTACGTCCTTTGCCCATCTTTTTTAATTATTTAATATTTTTTTAAAAAGTCTATTTGTGTAAGTTACTCGTGTTGGTATTCCACCCCTTGGTCTAATACCTAGTTTGTTCTTTTCAAGAACCTCTGGACAACGGTTTAGGAAATCCATTGTAATGTTCTTGAAGGCATCATCACCATCAGCGAAAAGAAACGCCATAAATATACTATCTCCGTCCTCTCTGTCGGCCTCCCAGTTATTAATAAATTCCCAGCCATCGTCCTCGTTGCAATTATACCACATAAAGACAGCTTTTACAGAAGTATCCTCATTGTAGTGAACGATTAAAGTTTGCTTCGCCCAGTGATAGGCAACCATTAGACGTATGAGTTCCTTGTCCCAGCCGTCAAAGACCTTTCCGTTTTCATGCTCGACACAGAAGTCCACCACTTCATCCATCGCAAGAATAGCATTCTTTTGAGTGCGATTCTCAAGAGCTACTTGTACGGATTGAAGTAAGCGATTGTATCCCATTAGGTGAGTTTACTAATTACAATATATACGTCAAAAGCATTCCAGTCAGTAGCACCCGCACCACTAATTGGATCAGCGTAAATAGCTAACTTGTCTGTAGATACATCGCTTACTGTTCTTATATATTTTTGAGAAAATGAATGAGTTGATGTAGTAGCTATAAAATTTGTATTATGACCATCTCCATCTAATAAATTTGTAGTTGAAGAGGTAGATGAGGTAAGATGAATTTGATAATAATCACCACTCGTACTATCACTATCTGTAAAATTACCTGATATATCTATAAGATAAGTACCTGTTGAGGCAAAAGTAATATCTCCTGCACTAAAACTAACAATGCTATCTGGATCAGAAACTTCAGACATATTTTTAAAGTAATAGTTAGCCCCATCTCTGGCTCCTCCAGAATCGGATTTAATAATAGCTTGTGATGTAGTAGCAGCAGTAACAGCAGTAGTAACAAATTCTGTTGTAGCTACTCTAGTTGTATTGTTACCGGCTGACTGAGTAGTGGTCGTAGGGTTACCACCTAGGGCAACATCATCGGATATATCAACAACACCTGCATTAGTCATGGTAGCGTCACCACTAAGAGCAGCGGCTGTAAAGCCAGTGCCGTTACCAATTAGTATCTGCGTATTTGCAACGGCCTTAGCGGATATATCACCCTCTGCATTAGTGTCATTTACCAATACAGTATTAGCGGCAACGTGCTGCATCTTTTCAAAAGTAACGCCAGTCGTTGTGCTTGAGCTGGTAGCTAGTTGGGTGGTACCTATACCTCCATTTTTTACAATAATTTTCTTTGGAGAAGAACTATCGAGGGCTGTCGTGCTGTCATCTACGGCTCCTGCCGCAAATGTTGCACTATCAACTAGGGCGTTGAGATTAGCTGCCGTGACCTGATCGCCCGTTGAAAAGGTTGTTCCTTTTGATAAAATTGACATTATTCTGCTTTATTAGTTGAACGGAAGGATATGGCTCCATCGGCTTCGATGGCCCTAATCTTTGGTCTTCCGAGTGTATTGTTAAGTGTAAACTGTATTCCGTAACCTCGACGGTTACCTATTCTACCACGGATGGACACATCCTCAGCCTCAGCCAAAGTGGATCCAACAAAATCACTAAGTTTGCCTAAATTAAGATTTGCGTCTGGGTTCTCAGTCTCAGCGGATATATCAAAGTCAGACACCGTAGATGCGCCAGATTCAAGGTGCATTTCAAACTGCTTCCAGTTCTTTCGCTCTAGGCTCTGAAACGTGTATTGACGAGTAGTCAGTGAACCCGGAATATTAATTGTCTTTTCTGCTCCACCAATCTGAGTAATTACTCTGTCAACTCCATCAACCCGTTCGTCTAGTTTCTGCACCCCGCCTATGTCATTGACTGCGTACACACCACGCTCTGCGCCTTCGCCAACAACCAATAAATTAGAAATATGGAAGTCCGCATCAGATACCTGGTCAATGCTTTCCCACTGCTTGTTGAGGAAGTTGTAAATTATTATGGCGTTGTTCTTAGTTGAAGTATCTAAAGGAACAGCTAAGAAGTATCTGTTATCAAAGTAAACGCCTACGGACTTGTCCCGATGCGCCTTGTTTATCCTTTGAATAGTCACGTTGATTGGCTCACTTAGGGGAGTCTCAGTGCCACGAAGGTTGTATTCGTCAAAGAACTGAGTGCTATAAACACCGTTGTCAGAAAGAAATATTACTTGGTTACCAACCTGTACAATGGACTGACGAGCCACGCAGCCAACCTCGTTAGTCAGAAGTTTAGTGCTAGCTGCTTCCAAGGATGTTGTGTTAGTAATTAAGTGAATACTGTTGCGATTGAACACCATTAGGTTGTCTTCCGAGAAAGAGTGCAGACCTACATTAAAGTCAGCCTCACCAGCATTGAACCGGTATTGAGCAAAGATTTGATCATAGGTGTCAGTGTCCAGGATGTCAGATGCTATAACTTCATCGAGTATGCCCCTCGCAGTAAATGAGTCCGCTGACGCATCAACGCTGAACTGGAATGGCATGACTAATCTGCGCTGATGATAGACCGCATAAGGTGGTGCTGGCATGTGAGTAAAGCCCAAGCCAACAGATACTTTCTTAATGAAGTGAACGTCAGTCTGATTTGAAACATCGTCAGTATTAACAAAAAATTTAAATTCAGAAGAACTAGCCTCGGAGACAGTAAAAGCGGTTCCCTTGGTCAGTGTGCTACCACCAGCAGTAATTAAATTTACTGTGTCCCCAGCCGATAGGGTATTAGAGACTGTAACGGTAGCCACTCCATTTGTTATTGTAAAACCAGTAGCTGCTAGATTTACTGGCTGAGTATAAGTACCGCTAGCTACTTTTGTAAAGGCAGGTGTCCCGCTAAACGAACCATTCCACTCTAAAGCAGTCGTGCCTTCACGAAATATAAATACCTTATTAAATGCCTGTAGCATGGATGCTGTAGCCGAAACAGTTACTCCCGACGGATAAGCAATATCTGTAGTTGCTCCAGTAGACGTATTAACTGCTACTGCTTTTATGTTAGAAGCAAAGATAATATACTGACTAGCTGATGCGTTAGGATCTGAGAAGGCACAGGATCCATAGATGGCATTTACAGCCCCCTCATTGAGTATTCCAAACTTAACGGTTGCAGTCCCGCTAGCCGTTCCGCTGTATGTTTGGTCAGATATTGTAATCTGCGTGCTACTGTCCTTTGTAAATGCTCGATCACCATTTACCGCAGGGGTGAGTCCAGACACACCTGACACATTAACAGTTCCAGAGCTAGGAAAGTTTGTAGCGGTAACACCTGTCAGAACAACGGCTCCACCAGTCTGCGTAGCTGTTACAGATGTATCATCAGCCACTAGAGTAAACGGAAGGGTAAGAGCAGATGCACCAGTTGACAGAGGGTTAGATATCAAATCAATACCTTTTCTAACCTGTGCTTCGCCCCTGCGGTCAGTCCGTAGGTTCTGTGCATCAGCAAGTATACCGACTGGTAACTGATCAGGTCTTAGCCGATTATTGAAACCAAGAAAACCAACATCTCCATCCTTGGCAATGCGGTCATCTAGTCCTGAATATGTCCGGTACTCAGGCATTGATTAACATTTCCAACGCTTCAAGGCTAATGCCTTTCGTGTTGGTCTACCTTTCTTGTCCTTCATTGGACCTTTTACGCCAGCCATCCTAGCACAGAATGATTTCTTACGAGCAAGTCTTTTACCTGTCGGATTCTTCTCAGTAACAGGGGGCTTGAGGTTAGCACCTGTCTTA